CCTCGGCCACTGTCAATGGCATCCGGGGCAGAAAAGACTATGGCAGCCATGGCTATCAGGCTAGCCTTCTTGGCGGTATCCAACTTGCCTACTAGTGATATCATGGTTATGGATGAACCCGGCACCGCTTTAGATGAAGAGCATCTGCAATCATTCACTCAATTACTTGATATGATAAAGGCACACTTTAAAACAATTTTACTTATATCGCATCTAGACTCGCTAAAAGATGTGGTTGATTCAACACTTGACATATCGAAAAAAGAAGGTTATGCTTATATTAACCAGTGACTATTTATTATAGGAGTTTTATATGACAATAGAACAAGCAAATCAAGCACTACAAGTGCTTGTAAACGCCATCAATATCGCACAGAAGCGTGGCGCATATACACTACAGGAGTCCTCCGCTATCTATGCGGCTATTCAATCTTTTAGTGAACCCGGTCAAGAAAACGTGGAAGTCGATGTTGAGGCAGATAATACACAATTGGAGGAAACATGAAAATGGCACTTAAAGGAGCATTGGACCGGTCGCTAGAAAAGATCGTTTCACGCAAATTACTTGTATGGGTGACCGCAACAGGACTTGCAGCAGGTGGATTCTTGACTAGCGCAGACTGGGTGGTTATCTCTTCTCTTTATCTCGGCGGTCAAGCAGTTGTTGACGCTGTGGTAAAACTTAAGGGTGCATAATGAGAGCCCTTATGAAATTCATAAGCACCTACTGGAAGGAGATTGCAATAGCCTG